AGTAGGCTCAATGCAGAGTATTGGGCGCAGGAACTAATGGAACTAGGATATGATGATGTAGTAGTACGAGAGGAGATTACCTATGCTTAACGAAGTAACTATTGAAGAGATGCAAGAAGCGTTCAATATCAAGCAACGCATGAGGCGAGATACCGCTTGGGCTAAAGACTTTGAGTTGGTCAACGGTGCTCGCAAACTATTTGCAGGGCGCTTGATATGGGACGAGAACTACGGCTACGATATCATTTGGGATACCGATGCGCCCGAAATGGCGGACAGACCTGAGTTCGAGTACGTGCTAGACTCCATACTAGAGGATAAGTACAACAACGGTATCCCTGACTATGGAGACCTATCAGATGCAGGAATGGACGGTGCGTGATGTTGGGATACAAGGAGTCGGATATCAAAGAGATGATTAGCGGTCTCTCTGGTATAGAAGGAACGTCAGATGATGTGGACAGTATCGAGAAAGTCTTAGATTTTCTTGACCGCTTACTAGCGGAAGGACACTTCGATGCGTGACCCACTATGGATGGAAGGCGATGATATCGCACTCGGCTTAGACGATGATGAGGAGGAGTTGGAAGATGACCCAGACTTATGGCATGACGCACAGTTCGAAGACTGAGGCTTTCGTAGGCAACTGCACCAATCACCCTGACCCTGACATGTGGTTTCCAGAGTATGGAAGCGGGCCAGTAACACCTAATCGAACGCAACGCATAGCAGACAAGGTTAATGAGGCTATACGCCTATGTAATACTTGCCCTGTTAAGGACAGATGCTTAGAGATGGGTATGCAACCAGAAGATTTGACATTCGGTATTTGGGGTGGTAAACTTGCTGGTCAACGATTACTAGAGACAGGTTACAAGCGTGACGAGCACGCTCAGTTCTCCGAGGCTGGGAGAGCCGTACGACTGTACGAAATACTGGAGCCACTACTGGAGGTAGTATGAAACGACTAATGCTCTTATTTATTGCATTGTTCATGCTGTTCGGCGTAACTCAAGTACAAGAAGTTACTAAGCCAAAAGAAGTCCACGTATGGACTAAAGAAGATAGCAAAGCGTACGCTAGAGATTCTGTCCTTGCTTGGGCAGATAAGCAGTACATGTGCTTGGCTTCGCTCTGGGGACGTGAGTCAGCGTGGGAACACGAGGCTTACAACCCTCAAAAAGTAATGGGCAAGAACGCTGGAGGTATTCCACAGATACTAGGAATGTCACCAACTACACCACCAACTATGCAAATAGACAGGGGTATAGCATATATCAAGCACAGATACATCACGCCATGTAAAGCATGGGCGTTCCACAAGAAGAATGGGTGGTACTAATGCTACTATATAATATAGTGCGAGGTCCGACACAAACAACGGAGCGCTATGGCCACGTATGAGTACGAATGTCCGAGCGACAATACCGAAATACTAATAAGCAGAAGCATGACGGAGCCAGAAGGTGAATACTTCTGTGACGTGTGCGGTTCACGATTAAGGCGCATCTATAATGCTGCGCCAGTCAAATTCAATGGTACAGGGTTCTATTCAACAGGAGGCTAAGTGGAATACACAGCAGAAGAGCAAGCGCACAGAGATAAGTTAATTAAAGAAATAGAAGAGATGCGTGTACTGATACAGGATGTACCAGAGAAGCCTGATTTGAGGGTGGTTGAGTGAAAGATAGCAACTGGGACTTAGACTTACGTGACGGTCTCAAGGGGGAGAGCAGGGTCGCAGACCTGCTTTCTCTCGACACCGTAGAGGTAAAGACAGATAGACGTTGGTATCAGACAGGTAATCTATACATAGAAACAGAGTGCTACTACGTAGCGGATAATGCTTGGAAACCTTCTGGCATTAGAGTAAGTAAAGCAACACATTGGGCATTCGTGCTAGAAGATAGCGTGCTGATAGTTCCATTGTATCGTTTAATGGAAGCAGTCTATGAACTAGGACGTAGTATTACGTGTAATATTCCGCCCAACCCTTCACGAGGTTATCTCATAACCCCAGGACAATTACTGGAACATGCAAGACAATCTCGTGAGCGGGAAGTTAAAGCAGTAGAAGAATTCGAGAACTGGTCTGACCCCGCTGAGTGGGAAGACCCTGTTTGAGTAATGTGCTAGCCTTCTTCGTCCCGCTCGCTGTTACTGGGTTCGTCATCGGACTCTACAACTTCGTCTGGTTCGTCGGCGGATTCTTTATCTAGATACGGCTTGAAGCCACCAAGTCGTGTGATTAACTTCTTAATCGCTCGGTTATGGCGCATACGTGCTGCGTCTTCCGAACCGAGTTCCATTTCACTAGCAATACCAGCGTAATCAAAAGACTCTGCATACTTCAAGAAGAGTACGACTCTATCCTCCGTGCTCAACTTGGAGTATGCATTGTCGATTTCAACCATCATAGCCATCATGTTACCGCCCTCGGACGGTGCTGGTGGCTTTCCTGTTTTACCCAAGTTAAGAATTGGCATTACTGTAAACTCCTTGCGGAGTACAGCAGGCAAGAGTGCTTCAACCATTACTGGTTCATAATAAAATAGGTCAGAGATTTCATAGCCGATTGACTTGGCTTTCCACTTCTGACAATAATCTAATGCCTGATTGCGTAGGCTACGATAGAGAAGATTCTTGGCGTCTTTCTTGCCAATGGCTTCCCACTCATCCAACTTCTTTGGGTGTTCTAAAAACCAACCATATAGTTCCTGTTTAATATCATCGAGTTCAACCATGTCATACTTCTTGTGGTACTCAGCAGCAACGCTGACCACAATGTAATCCCAAGGTTCAATACGTTCCCAGTTCATCGACCCCACACTTTACCTTCGACAATGAATGAACCGTCTTTAGCGATAGGGATAGTTACTGGTACAACTGTGCGACCATCGACGTATAGCATACCGAAGCCCTGTTGCCACGTAAACAATCCACCCTTAATATACTTTGCTTCCTTGTACTTCATCAGGTTGCCAACTTCCATACCCCAGACGGTTTGCGGAGTAGACGAACCGTATGACTGAGTATGATGTGATAGACCCATGCGGTGCGTGTGTCCACACACTACTGATTTACCTGTACGCATCGCTAAACCAAGGGCTGTAAGCCCTCCAATAGACTTCATAGAGCCTTCATCACCATGCATGAGTAACCAATTGGGTGCTAACTCATAAGGCTTTTCGTGATACGTAGCGCCGATATCTGGGAGGCGCAAGAACTGTGGTAAGTCCAACTCGGGTAGCCCGAGCAACCCAGGGGCACGCATCATAACTGTGTTATACAAACGGTCGGTGTGGTTCGACCGAATGATATGCTTGACCTTGAGAGACTCGAGCACCCGAGTTGTTTCGTCTCTATCCCGCCCGATAGAACGTTCATATTCTAAGGGAGTACCCTTTGACCATTTTGAAATAGTCTGCATATCCATTTCATCTCCGACCGACACTACTTCGGTAGGCTTGTAAGCCTTGATAAAAGCAGCAAGGTTGGCAACGGCACGCTTATCATGATAAGGTATCTGCAAATCGGACACGCAAACTATAGTTTTCATGGCTTCTTTTTCGTCGCTTTCTTAGCACGTCGTTTGTTTTCAAGCCCAACATTTTTCTTCTTACTGATAACACGAAGGTTAGAGATGCGGTCATCGCCCGCTCGACCCTTATTATTCTTGTGGTCTACCTCTGAACCCTTAGGTAAAGTCTTGCCTGTTGCTTTCTCGTAATCTACACGAGCCTTGTTGCTAGAAGTTGTGACAGTCGTACCGTCTTTCTTCTTACGCTTGAACACGTAGATTGGTCGACCACCATTAGCCTTGCTACCTTTATATGGGCCAAATATTTTCATTCTGCGGGCCACTTTCCTTGTAAGACTAGCAATCCGATGATTGCATAGTTCGCCATATCCTTGAATGAATCTTCAAGGCTTTCGTTCTCTGGTGTTGCACCGCTCTCAACTAGGTTGTTGATGCGAGCCAACTTATCCCACATACGCACACGTAGCCCATTGAGTGGGCCACCTGGGCTTTGGGAAATATTCTTAGGGCCGTAGTCCTTATGCTTCTTGATGAGTAGGTCGAAGAGTTTAGATGTTACGTCTGCGACGTCGTTGTCGAACTTAATAGAGGAACCTGCAATACTATGCTTAGTATATTCGTGGTCGGTTGTTTCTCGTAAGATACTACTTTGTACCCTTGCTCTGCCAGTGGGGTTATAATCTGCCATATCTCTTCACTCTCCGCCTTCGTTGTCATTTAGTAGTTCTTCAATCTCTTCGTCAATGTCTGCCATGTGTTCACTTATAATCAAGTCCTCAATGAAGGACTGCATATCACCGACGTTAGTCTCCGCTGCGTACAGCGTAGCGTATGTATCTTCTGCTAGTTTCCTTACGTGTTCTGGGTTATGTGCATGATGATAGAAGCCACGTAGTAGCGAGCCAATCATCAAACTGTATCCATTAGTCAGTAGTAACTTAGGGTCGAACTCTTGTTCATCATCTTCAAGCAAGTGGTCTGTCGCCTCGAACACGTTCTCGAATGGCTCTCCACAGTCAGGACAGTTTGGAATGTTACTCATCGTCTAATCCCAACCCCATCTTATCGCGGATGAAGTCTGCGCCGTATCGCACATACACCGAATTAACATCTTCTCCGTCTGGCATGGAGACAACAGTAACTGGAAGTTCTCTGGCAAGACTAGTGGCAAACTCTTTCCCAGGTTGGTCTCCGTCAGCGAAGACGAATACTCTTTCAAAATCTGCAAGCAATCGTGTGTAATGTTTCTTCCATGAGTTTGCTCCAGGAACACCAATGCAAGGGATGCCGACACAGCGAGACAAAGTAATAGTGTCGAGTTCACCTTCGCATACTCCAATCCAATCGCCTGCTCGTTCAACATCAATAACGTTGTACATCTTGGTCTCTGCACCAGTCATGCCCATATACTTAGGCTCTACTGCTGGATTAAGAGAGCGAAAACGTAAGTCTACAACACCAGTCTTAGTAATGTAGGGTATAGATAATCTTCCCAGGAATGCCTCATGTCCTACCTCAGGCTCCGAGACTACGCCTAATCGAGCCGCCCGAGCCACCTCTTTGCTTATTCCCCGACCCGCGAGGTAATCTTCCGCCAGATGTATATTCTCCGCGTACTTGGCTGCTGCTCTCCCCAGTAATTCCTTCTGCGATTGACTTTGCTTCACGTATATCGCACCTTTCTTGTTTAGCAATTATTTGAATGCTATTGCCTTGCATACCACACGCGAAGCAATTAAAAATGTTTTCTCTTGTATTGAAACTAGCACTTGCGTGCGAGTCATTGTGGAACGGACACTTGACATTGACCTGACCAGTAGTGCGGTTAAGGTTAGCGCCGTAATGTCGCAGTACCGCTACGATATCTGGTAGGTCATCAGTCATCACCGAACAGGTCTCCTAATCTAAATACTACGTATGCATCATCTATTGACTTGCCTCTTGCTTTGATAACGACTGCTGGGAGTACTGCTTTACGGTCGATGCCTCTTGCTTCCGCATAATGCGTTGCTTCGACCTGAGACTCCTGCGACCAGCCACTAAGTGAAATAGCGTTGCCTGCCCCTGGCGCTTTACATTCAAGGATTCCGATGCTCCCAAGGAAGTCCGTTTTGACAACAACGTCGCCTTCGTCCCGAGCACCAGCCCTAGCCAGACGCTCAGCATCGAAGCCATGATTACGAAACCAATCTCTAATATCTGTTTCAAATGTAGCACCTCTAGCCTTATGGCTTTTCCTAGTCGTCATGCGTTCTCTGGAATATCTTCTACGTACATGTACTCAGGGTTGAATGCTAACCATGTCATGAGCGTACCGTTTTGGTCGGCTCTTCCATAGCGATTCTTGACTGACGCCACGCCCATCGATGTGCCAACAGTTCCAAGCGTACATATAAGCGCAGGGAGTTGAGAGACCTTACCTTGAATGGCGCTTCTCGGTTGACAAGGATTTCCAGGAATTGCTTCCGAAGTGTGGTGTAGAACCACAATTGCAGCGTTAGTCGCTCTCGCAAGATACTTCAACTCCTTCATAATTGCACGCATTGATGCAAACTCTTCGCCACCATCTGTGGCCACATCCATTAAGTTATCAAGTACAATCATCGATGGGGAGCATCCCCAAAGTTCTTCGAATGCTTGTACTTCTTCTACTATATCTTCTAAAGTTGGTGCTGATTCGAACGACCAGACTATGTGGCTTCCTTTTTGGAGGATTGCTTTAGTCCAACCAACATCAGTATTAAGTTTATGCTCTACATCTGATTGACTCTTCCCAGAAATCATAGATGCAAGTCTCATAGCCATCGTGTGTGCATTGGTATCTGCTGATATGTACAATGTCGGAACGTTGGTCTTGAGAGCCAATGCTAACGCAAGTGTTGATTTGCCCGCCCCTGGGGCACCTGCAAACATTGAAACTTCTGAACGCCTGATAATAATCTTGTTCGTCTCGAATGCTTTGAAGCAACTAGGAAGGGGTTCCCCGCCAATTGAGGCTCTACCTACTGAACGTACGAGAGTTCTCATATCGCACCCTTTCTAGTTACTCAAAATGGAAATAGTTCTTTTTGTTCTAGTTGACTGGCTTGCACTGCTCCGCGCCCTGAGGCATCGGACATACCCACATCGCGTACGGATTGCCTGTCTTGCTGGAGATTCCGCTCTTGTACTTTCGCGCTCCGTGAATGCATGTCGGCCCCGACGCGGGGGGTTGGCTGACTGGTGCTCCCATACTTGATGGAGGCTGAGCCTGGGGCGGAGTTGAGGATTGCGGAGGCATTGTGCTTGTAGTGGAAGCGGTAGTCGACAGGGGGGCTAGTGTACCCGCCTGAGACAGTAGTCGCTGTGTTGCGTGAATCTGAGTTGCGTAATCCCCAA